CAGTTTCTTGCCTTGCAGTGTATATTCAAAACCTCCTGTTGGCATAGTAGTACCAGAAAAATCTCCACCAATTCTAAATTCTTCTTCAGGGCCAGGACCTGTTCTTATGCCTCTTGCAAAAACAACCAATCCTTTTACCAAAGGCAATCTTACTATACCTGCATTGCTTTGGAATACCCTAGTAAAAACTGTGCCTTGATTGGTTCCCTGTATTTCCACAGATGGATTCATACGGGCAAAAGATAGATTGATTGCTTCAAAAAATAAGCCAGTTAATCCGCCATGTCTTTGACCAAATTCAATACGCATTGCATTCACTGAAGATTCCGCTGGTAAGTTTAAAAGTATTTCTAACACATTACATCTAGGTCCGTTATTAGATGCATCTCTTAAAATTGCAACTTTGTCACTACCCCCTTGTTGCACTTTCCAACAGAAACCATTTTCCAAAATGCCTGCTCCGCCATCAACTCTTTTTACAAGTGGACAAGTTGGTGGAAAGGTTGTGTTGGATTGTACCAACGTCTTACCTGAAAAATTAAAATTGGTTGCTGGATTTGCCGCCAATTGAACAAATGGTGCATGAAAAGCCGTCAATGAAGGTTTCTTGATTGGTTCATAAGGTGGCGGTGGTGTTGGAGTTGGTGTAGGTCCCGCTGAATCTTCTGGTGCAGGTCCTGGTGGCAAGATACCTTTTGGTGGATCGCTCACAGGTCTCTGTAATGGTCTACCTGAATAATAATCTGGTAAGAACACTGATGGTGGTATCTCCACTTGTGGCTGTGTCACATAAGGATAGTGTGTGGCTGTGTGTTCAACACCTTCTATCTGTATCAATCCATCGTTGGTAAGTTTCATATCAACCACTCTAAATGTTCTGTCTGATAGATCCAAAATATCTTCTGTTATTCTTATGATGTCACCTGGTTCCACATCCATTAATTCTTGTGTGCCTGTAAAACTTATGGTTCTTTGTGCTCTTGATTTGTCATAAATCATTCTGGCTAAATCTTCAGCCATATATTTGCAAGTTATTGTAGGGAAAGTGAATTCGCCTGTCAATTCTTCGTCGTCATCAATTGCTTGATCGCCCGCTGTGCTGAATACTGCCTGTTGGCTGGTAAATTCAAGATCAGGATCCACATAGTTAACAAACACTTGGTTAAATTTAGTTTGTTTGGTTTCACCACCTAATGCAATCTCTCCTGTGATAAAGAAATTACTCACATCAAACGCAACATTGATTGTGCTGGATGTGATGTCTGTGTCATTACCACCATCTTCAACTTTTAATTTGTATCTACCATCTATAAAAGGCATAATGCTTCTACAACCACCCACCAATGTTTTTACATTGTCAATTAACTTTTGTTCTGGACTCAATACAGCATTACAAGTCAATGCAAAACTCTGGTGTGCGGAGTTTGAATCGTATGTCACTATCTGATTAAATTTTGTTGCCGCTATTCTAAAACTTTCTGTGTGTATTTGTTCTTTTTTCAATCCTAATCCATATCTTGGATTCATCATGTAATCCAATAGACAGTTTGCAGGATTCGTTGCAGGTCTATTTGTAGACAGTTGATGATATGATTTGGTTAAATCAGCATAATCGTTTGGCAAGTCCACAGTGTTTTCTGCAACACTTGAAACATCAAAAACTTCTTTGCCAAACACATCAAATTGTATCTGTGGCACACCGCCTTGGAATGGTTGTGCATCAATCTCAGCCTGTGTAGCATTTTTCCATTCAAATCTAAATGCCGCATATGCAACACCAGGCATCTTTCTTATTTTGCCTGTTGTATTCCATGATGGCGATTCGTTTGCCAATGTGCTTTGTACCTGATCCTCCTTACCATTGAATATCTGGAACTTTATTCTGTTGGCATATCTACCTGTTGTGGTTGTGACCACTGCACCATGTGTATAAGTTTGCGAAGTGCCTGGATGTGGCAACAATTCATTGTCGTCTATCTTAATTCTGTGTACACCTGCAATTTCTCCTTCACATATGGCATATACCACATGAAGAAACTGATTGCTGGATCCATCTGTCTCCACATGGACAATCGTACCACCAACACGTCTAAAACCATAAACAATAGGTATGCCTATGTTTGTGCCTGATTTGGTAATTTTTACACCTTGTGCAAGAGCGTCTGCAGAAACATCAGGTGTTTCAATATTAAAAGGCTTGATTACAAAACTGAAAGCATCGCCCACAAAACCAACGATACTTTTTACGATTTTTTTGAAACCTCGTATAATTTTTTTAAATGGATTTTTTACTTTACCGCCCATTATAACTCCTTAACAAACCAATTGCCGCACCACTTCATGCCTTTGCTTTCAAAATATTTACTTGCACGATCAACATAATGTTCATCTACATTGTATTCATTATCAAACAAAAAAACATTGGTAAGCATCAATTCAACGTCATTGTCTCTAAAATAATCTTCAATCTGATCTAAAAATTTGTGTGTGCTGATCTTTTTTCTGTAATCTGGATGTATGAAAAACATTTCAATATTTCCTGTGCGTGTTCTGTTCCAAGTAAGTTCTGCCAAGGCAATCACAGCATAACCAACCACTTTGTCGTCTCTAACATACATCAAAATGTTGCTGGTATTTTCAATCAATCTTTCTTTTGTGAGTTGCATTGCAGTATCCACGTCAAATTTTAATTTGTCATTTTTTATTTCTGCTTCATCTACCTGTGCTTGATAGATTGTTCTTAATTTATTGAAATCGTTTGTGGTTGCTTGTTTTAACATTATTTGATTCCCCATTTAATTTCTGCCAATGTTTCATGTGCAAACTCCATGCTGTCATCTGTTGGATGTTCTCTATGAAAATTTGTTTGATTTGTTCGTCTACCATTTTTTCTGTTAAAATTTACAAATTGACTGCTGACCTGCAGTGTGATATCTGCTGTGGTTTGTTTGTTGTTTACCTGATAACCTGCAACTTTGCCTTTAAACAACAAGAAAGCATTTTCACCTGCAGAATCACCAAACAACTGATTGGTTGCTGGATCTATGAATCCACGATGAATTGAAACAGGTTTGTTTATGATGTTTGATGTGGCAAAATTTTGCACATTTGCCAATGTTAATGCACTGATTTGAATAGTGACAGAACTAATCTGTACAGCACTGTTCAATTGTGTTTCACTTACAGCAACAAATTCACCTTGTGCTGAATAGGTATTGCTTTTATACACAAGGTCATAAGGATTGTTGGTGTATCTTACAATGGTACCATCTCCCTGTTGTAATTCTAACAACAATACACTGATAAAAGTGTTGCCTGATAGATAGGTGTTTAGTGCATCACTAAATTCACGAGGCATTAGATTACCTCCTCAACATCCATCCTATAATTCACAGTGCCATCAACATTGTATTGATAGGCTTGTATATCGCTGGACATTATTACTTTGAAAGGCACAGCATTATAAGTGACTGCTGTTGAATTTGGCACATTAGATGTCAATGCAGGTTCAAAGTCCACATTGAAACCTGCAGAGTCCAGTGTTGCATCTGCCACTGCCATATAGACTTTGCTGTGATTGGCAAATTTAAACACATCACCCATTTGTAAAGCAGTACCACTTGTTGTACCAGCATCGTTGCTTAATGACACTCTTGATTCACCTTGTGTGTGTTCTCTGTCTGCCACTGTGACTGTGCCCAGACTTGCTGTGGCTGTTCTAAAACTTATTTCTGGTATTTCAATTGTAAAATCGTTCACACTTGCTTTTGCTTTGGCAATAAATCCTTGTATCTGTTTGAAATCTGCCACAGTGATGTTTCTTAATTCAAGTGTGCCTTTCCATAAGGTTGTTGCCGCAGTGCTTCTAATAATTCTACCTGATGCAGTTTTTGTTATTGCAACTTCATTCTGTTGTGAGAATCTAACTGCTCTAAAACCAATATTATTCACATTGGATAAAATGCTTGAACTGCCGTTGAATGCTCCTATGCTTGTCATTATGATGTTATCCCTTCTCTTCCTTGTCTATTCATTGCTTCATTGATTACACCAACAATGGTTGATCTTCTTTCAATCAATAAATCATCAAATCCTGTTGCGTCTATGGTTTCAATGTTAAAATTAACTGTGACTGCACCACCCATCATTGTTCCACCGCCACCTGATTGCAGTGCTTGATTACTAATTATTTCTCCTGAACTTGGTGGCACAAATAGTTCTGGTCCTCTTTCACCAACAACTATAGGTTGTCCACCTCTCACTGGTCCACCTGACGCAAAGCCTGGTATACCACCGCCTCCAAACAATGCAAGTACGGCTCTTAAACCAATTTCTTTTTTCAATTCGCTGTTTATTTCTTTTTGTCTTTTGAAAACTTTTCTTAAAAATTCTTCTAATGGTTCCAACACAAATATTGTGATACCTAAGTTTATAAATCCTTGTATTAATGATTTTATTGTGGCATTTACAATTTCACCCAATGCATCATTCAAACTTTTTGTACCCATTAGCACATCAGTCAATGCCGTTGATGCTGTATTTCTAAATGCTTCAAATCCACCAGCCACTGCATCAATAGATCCTTTCACAAGATCCGCACCTTCTGTGACTTTTTCCAATGCACCAATTAATAAATCGTTGGACATTGCTTTGTTCATTGCAAACAATTTCTTTGTGTTTTCTTCTAATAATTTTTTTAGATCTGCTTTTTCCTTTGCCGCGGCTTTGTCTGCTTCTGCTTGTAAAAATGCTTCTCTGTTTGCTTTTGCGATTGCATCGCTGTTATCATCATAAGCCGCTGTTGACTCTTTTACTGCTTCTGTGTTTTTCTTACTGCTGTCTGTTGCACCATCCACAGCATGACTGAAATCGTCATACATAGGTGCGTTTGCATCCACCTTGTTAAATTCTGTGTCTAGTAATCCTAGTCTTTCTTTTAATTCTCTAATTTTT